GTGGACATAAGCATCAAGAGTCACCAAAGGTTGGTGATATATTTTTGTTTCCAAACTGGTTAGCGCACGGCGTATATCCATTTAGAACACCAAATGAGGAGAGAAGATCGGTATCTTTTAACTTACATTTAATTAAAAAAGAAGAACCACAGCCTTTAGATAACTAATGCAACATCACAAAGAGACAAAGTTTGTCATGTATGTTGATGATTTTTTAGATAGTGATACATTAAAATCACTTCAAGATACTGTAACAAAATTAAAATATCAGGAAGTAAAAAATCCAGAGGGTCAACTCTACGGCATGCGTCACACTTTTGATAAAAGTATTCACGATGATTCATTATTAAAATTAATCAAACAATATTTTTTTCCACATAGAAATCTTGAGCCAATATCAGTCAGTGCACATTTACGGGAGAATAACAAAGAACCTTTATTTCATACTGATGATGATAAAGGTAATGTTGCTAACTTTCTTTTATTTGTAAAGGGAGAACCCTTGCTCAATAACGGTACAGGTTTTTTACATAATGAAAAGTTATCATCACATATAGGTTTTGTAGAGAACAGAGGATTGTTTTTTAATGGTTTAAAGATACCACACTCAGACTTACAGTCATTTGGAGACAGCTCTAAAAGATATACGCTTAATATTTTTTATAAAGAAAATGAAAATTGAAGACGTACCCATGGTCCGTGTGACGTGGCTCGATGCTCGTGATACAGAAACAGGATGGCTTGATATAAAAGAAGTTATCAATGCTCCGTTGGCCGTGTGCCAAGAGGTAGGGTGGATGGTACATAATGGTCCAGAAAAAATAATTATTATGCGTTCATACAGCAAAGACAAAGATGATGTTACAGGTGGTGGAGCTATCGCTATACCCAAAGATTGGTTAAAGAAAATAGAATATTTAACAGTAAGTTATAGTAAGGTTTAAGTATGTTTTTAGATAGTAAAAGTGTTAAAAATATTAAACAAAAGAAAATAACTTACATAAAAAATTTTACATCTATTCAAGAAACTTACGACTTTAATAAAATTTCTGATTTAGTTGATAGTTATTCTTTAAATGTTATTTTCATACCAGGACAAATAAATCATTTTAATTGTATATGGCAGCTTAAAGAAATAGATAAAATTGATAATCAATTTTTTATTCTAATAGATTTTATTTGTAAAATTTTTAAATATAATTCTAATGTTAAAAACCGTGTCGATTTGTTTTTTTCTTTTGTTACAAACACTGGAGGATCTCACATTGATGAGGAAGATGTGTTTCTCATAGGTTTACATGGAAAAACAATTTACAGAATAATTGAAACAAATGAAGATTATTGTTTAGAAAAAGGTGATCTTTTACATATACCTAAAGGTATAAGACACAAATCAATATCATTAACTCCAAGATCAATAGCTTCTATAGGATTTTTTGGAGAACAAAATGACTAAAATATTTATAGGCACACCTTGTTATGGCAACATGCTTACAGCAGATTACTTTAAAAGCTGTTTACAGCTAACGGCTCTATCTGCACAGAAAAAAATAGAATTACAATTTGGAACTATTGGTAACGAATCTTTGGTAACAAGAGCTCGTAATACATTAGTACAATTATTCATGGACAACAAAGAATATACTCATCTTTTATTTATTGACGCTGATATTGCTTTTAATCCTGAATCAGTGTTTCGTATGTTAGATTTAGATGAAGACGTGGTAACAGGTGTATATCCTCGCAAGCAAATTAATTGGACAAAAACAATTACCAAAGTAAAAGAAAATCCTAACATCGGTGAAGATGAGCTACATGCTTCTTCTTTAATGTATAATTTAAATGTTAAAGATCCCAAACATGTTGTAGCAGAAAAAGGGTTTATAGAAGTATTAGATGGTGCAACTGGTTTTATGTTAATAAAAAGAAACGTATTTAAGAAAATGGCATTGGCATATCCTGATCTTAAATTTACATCTGATCAACATTTAAACGATCCTCATGACAAAAGATTTAATTACCATGACACCTCTGATTGGAATTATGCATTTTTTGACACAATGATAGAACCTGATACTAAAAGGTATTTATCAGAAGACTATGCATTTTGTCGTTTGTGGCAGAAAATAGGCGGTAAAATCTATGCTGATATTATAAGTGGCATGACACACATGGGTAATTACTCATTCAAGGGCAACGTAGCCACTCAATTCTTGCCACAAAAGAATAAATAATTTAGTATACTCCGACATGAAATTAGTTGATTTAAAGTTCCAACCAGGCATAGATAAACAAGACACTGCTTACTCAGCAGGAGATCAACGTAAGTATGTTGATTCAAATCTTGTCCGTTTTCATTACGGAAAGCCTGAAAGATGGAAAGGATGGTCTTATTTACCAGATCCTAATAAAACTATTGTGGGCGTGGTCCGTGATACGCATAGCTGGATTGGTCTAGACGGAACTACATTCCTTGCTTTAGGTACTGATAGAAAATTATATTTATACTCTGGTAGTGCTCTCTATGACATTACACCTCTTAGAGAAACAGCAGCATTAACAAATCCTTTTACAACAAATGGTACAACAACCGTCACTGTTACTGACGCAGACCATGGTGCTATTCAAGGAGACTTTGTAACTTTTGATTCTTTCTCTGCTATTAATGGTTTGGATATGAATAATGAGTTTGAAGTTACAACATTTGTTGACGCAAACACTTACAAAGTAACACATACAAGCGCAGCCTCTGGATCTACATCAGGTGGTGGTGGTTCAGGTAATGCTAAGTATCAAATTAACATTGGCGAGACTAGTTCAACCTATGGTTATGGATGGAGCACAGATACCTGGAGTGCAGGTAAATGGGATGAACCTAGTACGTCTTCAGATGTAACTGTCTTTGCTCGTAGCTGGTCTTTAGATAATTTTGGAGAAGATTTAATTGCTACTGTTTTAAACGGTAGTACATTTATAAAAGACTTATCTGGTGCAATAGATGCTAGAGCAACAGCTTTATCTAATGCTCCTACTGCATCTAGGTTTAGTTTGGTTTCCACTGACACAAGACACTTAATGATTTTTGGTACAGAAACTATTATTGGTACAGCATCATCACAAGACGATTTACTATTTCGATTTTCTGATAGAGAAGACGCAACTGATTATACACCAGTAGCAACAAACGAAGCTGGTTCATTGCGTATATCAGACGGCTCAAGAATAGTAGGTGCTGTTAAATCATCAGGTCAAATACTTGTTTGGACAGACACTTCACTTCACGGTGTTCAATTTGTAGGTACACCTTTTACTTTTGGTCTTAGACAACTTGGTGCAAACTGTGGATTAATAGCACAGCACGCTGCTATTGAAGTTAATGGCAGAGCGTATTGGATGTCAGATAATTCATTTTATATGTATGATGGTGTTGTTAAAAAAATGCCATGCTCTGTACAAGATTATGTATTTGATGATCTTAGTTACACAAATAGAAATGATATTGCTTGTGGTATTAACACCGCTTTTAATGAAATTATTTGGTACTATCCTTCAGCCAACGCTACACAAATAGACAGAGGTGTTGCTTATAATTATTTAGAAAATACTTGGTATACTATTGATATTGGAAGAACAACTTGGCTCGGTGCTTATGTATTTGAACAACCAATTGCTACAGAATACGATGCAAGTATAACAGCAAACGTATCTAGTATACTAGGTTTAACGGCAGGGGCTTCTTATCTCTATGAACATGAATCAGGTAATAACCAAGCAGATGGCACAGCTCTATCTGCTTTCTTAACAACTGGATCTGTTGAGATTGCTGATGGCGACGAGCTTATGTCAGTTAGTAGATTAGTTCCAGACTTTGATAATCTTACTAATACGATGACGGCTACTTTAACATTGGAACAATATCCACAATCTGCAGCTAATGTAACTACAACAGGTAGTATTACTAGCACTACGGAAAAAATTGATGTAAGAGGCAGAGGTAGAGCGGTTAAAATTAAATATGAAACTAATACAGTTAATGACACAGCTTGGAGACTTGGATCAACAAAGTTACAACTTAGACCCGACGGAAGAAGATAATGGCTAAAATAACAATCACACGATTACCAAACGCAACGCCAGAATATGATGCCAATCAGTTTGACCAAATGGTTTCATTATTAGATCAAATTATTCTTTTACTTAACACTAACTATCAACAAGATTTAAAACAAGAATCACAGTCGGAGGCTTTTTTCCTTGGCTAATACTTTTAAAAGCGCAATGGTAGATATTACCACAACAGATTTAACAACCATTATAACAGTTCCTACGGCTAATGCTGGTGCAACGCCACCTGTTCCGCCTACTACAGATGTAGTAAAATCTCTTTTAGTTTGCAATGACTCTGGTTCAACAACTTTAGTTGATGTTGAAGTTGTCCGAGGCGCTGCAACTTTTGAAATATTCAAAGCAAAGAGTGTTGCTACAGTTACAACAACAGAATTATTGACTCAACCTTTAATTCTGCAAGAAAGTGATGTTCTAAAAGTTCAAGCCAATGCTGCCAATCAGGTGCACATTATAGCTAGTTTTATGGAGGTCACGAAAGGACAGCTTTAGTGAAGTTATTTAAAAACGTTTTGAAAGAAACGACTTTAAAAGACTTATCCGATGAACTTACATTATCGGTAAATAAAAATGTTTGGGTTTCTAATAGACGTTTTTGGTCGCAAGAATTACTTACAAATAATCAAGGAACAGTTTCAGTGAAGCCATTAATTGGCGAACTTAAAAATAAAATTTTAGATGATATTAAATTAATTATACCTAAAACTAAAAGCACTAATATTAATTTATATATTTGGGATGTTGGCTCAGGTATATCTATTCATAACGATACTGGTTATGTTTTTGCATCTACAATCTATCTTAATACAGAATGGCATGGAGATGATGGTGGATGGTTTATTTGGCAAGACGAGGATAGATCATGGAAAGTTATGCTACCAGAATATAATAGTTTAGTTTTAAATGATTCTAAACAACTTCACACCGTAACACCTATCTCTCATTTAGCATCAGAGGTAAGAGTTACACTACAAATATTTGGAGAAAACTAATGCAATTACACTCTTTATTTATTACCCCTGTGTTTTCAATACAATTAAAAGGTCATGAACATCTTATTGATACTATTTATCAATTAAGAGAAAAAGATGAAATGGGTATGCCGCGATCTAATATCGGTGGTTGGCATAGTCATGATGAAATATATAGTATAAAGAAATTTAATCCATTAGTCGGTGACATTCTTAAATATGCTAAAGACTGTTTTAATCACATGGATGTACAAGATAATTACAATCCTGAAATGACGGGCATGTGGGGTATGATAAATCCACCTGGATCACGAAACAATGTGCATACACACCCATATAACTATTTATCAGGTGTATTTTATTTAAAAGCTCCTAAAAAATGTGGAAATATCGTGTTCTTAGAACCTAAACCACAATCAGAGGTACTATCACCCCCTAAAACAGATAAAGCCTCTATACACCTCGCTCACAGCGTACAATGGGAACCTGTTGAAAATTCCTTGATTTTTTTTCCTTCATGGTTACAACATGAAGTACAAACAAATAGTTCTAATGATGATAGAGTTATTATTAGTTTTAATATAAATTGGAGAAACACTGATGCCGATAGTTGAACCTGCTGAATTATTAGGTCATATTACTACTGAAGATGGAAGAAAAATTCCACATTATAAAGTAAAGACAGAAACCACACTTACACACGTAGATACTGGTGCTGAGTATAATTCGGAAGCAGAAGCTCAAGCTGATATTGATAATCCAGGAACATCTACAACTGCTGAAAAAATTAGAAGAGACGTGAAAGTATTTGCTCCTTCTTTAGCAGACATGGTAGGTGAAACTCCTGATTAATGCAGGTTTTAAATTTAGATGACAAAGCTTTAATTATAAGAGATTTTTTACCAGAAGACCTTTTAGGTAAACTAAGAAATTTTAATTACACAAATTTTGTTGACTCTAGTAAATTAAAGAATGCTTGGTCAAAAACTTTGTATTCAACTAGAAATAAACGAAACATAGAAGATGTTAAAATACAGCCTTTAATATACAACATTAATAATACTACTCTTTATGTTAACAATATATTTAAGGAAGTTGAAAAATTAATTATAGATAATTCTTTTATACCAACTCGAACAGAAAAATATGATTTTGCACTGGATTTTTATATTTATAAAAAAAATTCAGGAATAAATTGGCATGATGACAATCACTACACATTAAACTTTTCACTTTATATTCATGATGATTGGGATCCTAATTGGGGTGGCGAAACACTTATTAATACAGAAAGAGGTTTACCTCTTGTTTCTATTCCTTTTCCTAATACTCTTTTATGTATTAAAGAAAAAGTTAATCATAAAGTTTGTGCTGTAACATCAGACGTTAAAAGAAAAGTCTTGCAAGGTAGATATAATTTTCAGGACTAAGCACTACAAGCTTCACATTCCATATCAGAATCTAAGCCAGTTACCATGACTGTTGCATCGGAGTTATGTGGCTTACCTTGAATTGTATGTATGTGAGGCACGTTTCTGTGTTCTAATATTTCTTTTTGTAATTTTTCGTTTTCTCTTTCCACTGCTAATAAACGTTCGTGGTAACGACTCACCTTATCAGCAAGGGTAGCTATAGCCTTCAATACTTCTTGATTTTCCATAA